ATGAAGGATGGACGGTGTTTATCACCACATAGGTGACATATACCGCCCATGTCTTCAGCACGTTGAAGAGGTTTTACAATTACAACTTTATTGCAATGAGCACAGGTAAACGTATCCCACTCACCAGAACCGGGATCTGGTCCAGTGATGATTGTATATCCCTGTGCTTGTCGCATGAGTATTGATTACCCTTGTAATCTGTTATTCAGCGTGGAATACAGTTACCACACCAGTGGAAGCATAGGTTGGAGAATAAGCTCGACAACCAACACCGGTTACTGTTGTAGCGGGTATGATTAGAGCTGACTTCTCATCTCTTGCAATCCATCGTTGAGAATTACGTTGATTCAGAGCTACTGCCATTAAAGACACGCCCATAGTAGGTTCAACTGTATGGTTTACAGTAGCTACTAGACCTGCAGCAGTATCTGCTAGATCAAGGGGAGATGGAGTTGCAGCTGTACCTGTACCTACGGTAGTATTTCTAATGAATTCCCATGTGATGGCACAGTCTGTGGCATTAGGGGCACCATCAGCACCTACTTCCCATTCATAGATCCAACCTCTCTTCAGAGTGGCTGCACCGGTTAAGGCAGTTATGTTAACGATTGTCTTACCGGGAGACGCTGCAAGGTTTTGCTGCGAACCGGCTAGTTTATTACTTGTAGCGTAAAGAGCCATTTATTTTATTTATCCTTAATATATTAAGATGTTATTATTAGTCTAGACATAGTTAATCAATGTTACCATTGACTTAACTATATTATACAGTTATAGTATAAGATTGTCAACTTAACTATAGAAGGATACTTAATGACTAATCAAGAACAACTGTTAAAAGACTTAGTATCTTTAAATACTTCTAAGGAACTATATAAACCTGTAACATCCATAGCAACCTTAGGTAATAAACTACAGTCTAAGATATTAACTGCATTGTATATTTCTAACCTATTGTTATTCTATATTGCTGTATGTGCTACTTTAGACTTTCTATCCATAAAGATGACTCCATGAAAATAGATATATATGATATACCAAATAGAAATAGAACTAATACTCCAACATTAACCTACTGTAGAAAATTAATCAAAGATGGGATAGATCCAAATACTATTTTAGAAGTTTACAGAGGGGATATTTTGAGTATGTCTGTTATTGTTGGGGAAGCAGCTAAATTAACGGTAAAAGAGGATCCTTACTCACACTTTGCAAAATACGAAGGTTCATTCTTTCTAGATAGGCCCGCGAAGACCCCCCAGCAAGGCCCAGGATTGATTTAAATTGAAAATAGGTAGGTAGGTAGCTCTGAGAGAAATAAATGCAAAATAGAGCCAGCTTCGGCTAATTAAAGATTTGGAGTTAGAAATGGAGATATTTGGAGATTGGATGGTTTGGATTATATTTACGGTTTGGGTAATCGGAATTGGCTATTTGTTGTTCAAGAGCATGGAATGGTAGGTTGGTGTGAGAACTGGAGGAAATTATTCCCAGAGGCAAATAAACATGAAATAGATATGCTGGAAGGAAAATACGGAGCTTATGCCAAAGGAGGTTTGATTAGACGAATTGAAGAAGGTAAGTATAACTTTGGCACTATGACGTAATTAATACGTATTATTTTCTGGTGAGATATTTTCGAGGTGTAGTTCATTGCGCCGTTTCGGACCCCCGTCCCCCGTTGAGTGGGTGCTGGCGCACAAGATCCTTGAATGCCAGATACAGAATGCCACATACCAATAGCATTCCTAATACTGCTAGAACAATGTATTGCTAAGGTATTGATTATGTAAGAGTTCTTAACGATAGTCTATGATTACCATAGATAGATACATGTAATTGCATAGGATATCGTTAGAATGATAATGGAATGCTGATGTTCTATTGGTTTATATTCTATGTCTCCAATATGAACAGACTGTCCTATTCATATTCAACTCATGTTTTGCATAGCAGATATGCAAACAAACATGGCTCATAACGACTTAGGCGTTTGCATTAACGATTTACCCGACATAGTATCGTGATGGTCCCAAACGGGACTGGGCGCGACGTGTGCCTGTTGTTTGACAAGTGAAAAAGACTTATAGACCGCAGGCATTCCGCTTGTGGCTATTCGTCATGAGAGAGAGAACTAGCTATGACAGAAGTTTATTCAAGACAGAACTATCTAGACCTTGATGTCGGCGAATATCGCAAACGCTTTCCGAAGGAAACGAAAGCACTTTCCGATGAAAAGCTATTCAATATCGTCACGTCAACTGACGACGATATGGGAGACGATGGCTGGCGCAGTCTATTCACTGGTAGCAAGGTGAATGCTCCTTCTATCGGTGCATCGACTGGCGAACGGCAATCTGCACTTGCTACCTCACTGGCTGCTATTCACGGTGAAGAGTTGGCTACTGCAATCTCTACTGTGATGAAAGCAAAGGAAGATTGGCAAGGCGGACCAATGACAGTCATGTGTGCAATGGGAGTTAACTACACTGAAGAGCAAATGGCTGAGTTTCCTATCATCGGCTCATCGGAAAAGGATGGCTCAAACAACCCTGCCAAGTTTAAGGCAAAGGTTCCGGGTAAAGACGGCAAAGAAACGGAGAGAGATCAAGACTTTTACATTCTCTTCGCTGATGCTACGCCAGAAGGCGCCGACATTGTGAAGCGTCTGGGCTGGCTGGCCCATGCAAACAAGTCTGAATTTAATCAGGCTGAAATACCGCAAGAGTTCAAGGACATGAACCCGCAAGAACGTCGTATGAACGTCGAAAAGCTGACCAATAGACGGTCAACTATTCGGAGCTCCTACAAGAATGCGATAAAGCTGAACCAGCAATTCACCGCCGTGAATGATTTGCCTCATGTTGAGGCCGATCCGATACCCGGTATTGAGGAAGGAACCTTCGAAAATACCGTCCTTGTTAAGTCAACTGTCAAGGGACGGGAAACAAAGGATTGGGAACACTATTCCCTGTCCAATTTCATGAAACTGAATGCAGCCAAAGCCAAAGAAAATGGCGGTACACTGGCAGCATTGAAAGCGACCGTTGCCCGTGCTCTAAAGGTTCCGGGCGATGCAAGCGGTGGGAACAAAGCCGATCTAATCGCGACCGTCGATAAGTTCCGGGTCCGCCTATTGGACTTGCATGAATATCTTGCCAACAAGGTATTCCGAAACAAAGACAAGACGGAATACAACGCCATCGTGAAAGCGATGGGCGGCCCAGGTTCCGATGATCTAGTTAAGACCATCGGCGATTTGAACCTATTCACGAAGGACCTAATATCTATTGGCAAGTTCGCCGCAAGGTATCAGGAAATGCTAGAGAAAGAGGAAGAGAAAGACGCTGCATAACTTGTTGCTAAACTAACACACCCCGTGGCAGAAATGTCACGGGGTTTTTTATTGCCTTGTTCTGTTCTATACATGTTCCATCATGGTGTTGCATAATAGCCACATCATGAAATCGTGATAGGAATAATCGCTGGTGTAAGGTGTGCTAGTGAGTGTTGGTGCATAGCGGGGAACAAGTCGTTAGGCGAGGCCAGTAAGTTCTTAAGGGAAAGTCGGTTTGACTTAAGGAATTACCGGATCTATACTTTTGATACTAGAAGTCGGTCCAACAGATTGCGAGAGCAATCAGAAGAAGGGGAATGAAATGAATAAGTACAGTTTCGTATTCGGAAGAAACTATGTGGTAACACGCGAACAGGGAGACATTCCCGGATGTGTACCTGCTGTGGATGTACTCGTAGAACATTCTCAGGAAGAAGTCGGCGAACATCTCCTCGCGTCTGCCGATCATTACTGCAATGCCATTCGTCACTTCATTGCAGGAGGCTTCTCAGGAACAGGATACGAACGTCTACGTGCCATGTACGAAGAAGCCAACAACTTCAAGAAGCTGGAGTTCATCAAGAACCCGGCTCCCAAGAAAGACAATACTTAGCGCATACGGCGCAGATCGTGGGAGATCGTGTCTAGGCTACGCTGGCCCAAACAGCGACACACTGCGGAGTGTATAACACCGTGCAGCAGCTAACGCTGGCCGGGCTGGGCATCCCGTAGCAACTTCTGCCCATTTTAACTCATACGAAAGGATACAATGTCGTACATGACACTGATCGTCGTGACCGCAATCCTATGGTTGGGATTGTGTGCATTATTAGCATTCGCTTATAGTCTGGTTTAACCAAGGGGAATATAATGTCAAGACTACGTAGGATTACCAATGCTGAAGCCTATACTGTGAACGGTGTCAGAGTATGGCTTCAGATCAGCAACACCAGAGAAGGGTTTGCTCATAGGCTTGCAGTTAATGGTGTGGCTGCAGATTGGCATGGATATATGTCCATTGCCCTGTTCCAACATGGCAAGCATACCTATGGTGCCACCACAGAATACTTTACCACGCTGCCCGCTGTATTCGAGATCATCAAGGGAGTGAAAGATGTCTAACATTGAATACAAGATTATCGTCCCACTCGATCTAAACGATCATCGCAGTGGAGTTTACGTAGACTCTGATGATGCAATGGCTGCCATCCTCGATCTAGTCGAAGATGATGATGTATCTTCCTTCCTCGTGTGGAAGAAAATCATCGGAAAGAGAGAGGTGGACGGTGCCTAAGTTCGCCATACTCATAACCAGGACTGAATACTTATGGTGGAAGTATACCCTAATCATCAACCATAAGCCAGTACCAAATGAGGGATCATATCCTACGCCCGAAGCAGCTATGAAAGCTGCTTTGATTGTGGCCAATCGAAGGGGATTATACGATGCCTGAATACTATGCTTACCGAACAGGGATTACCTGTCCCATACACATCGAACATACCGAATGGGGCAGCTTCATCACGAAAGGGATCAGTCCCTTAAACTTTGTTGAGAGAGCGTATGCGTTGGGTCAACTACAACCAACGTATCCACTACCTGCAATCCAAGTTAAATGTTTCTTTCACCCGGACTATATCAACGTCGTCCAATATAATGGACGTGAGGGTATTTATGGGCCGGGGTTCATGACCATCCACGAATGGATGAAGGACGATTGTAATTGGGATGACCACCCAGCCACTTGCAAGTGTGAGACTTGCAGATATTGGGGTACATGATGAAACGCATCGGTCTATTCATAGACGGGTCTAACATCTATGCCTCAGCGCGTGCGCTGGGGTTCAAGGTAGACTTCACCAAACTCTTGAACCATTACCGAGAGCAAGGTGATGTTGTGAATGCATTCTACTTCACAGCTCTACCTTCCAGAGACATTGAGTCTCCTTTACGGAGAATGGTGGACTATGTTAGATACAACCATTTCTCTGTGGTTGAGAAAGAGACTAGGGAATACGTTGACTCCGATGGAATGAAGAAACTAAAGGGCAACATGGATGTGGAGATTGCCTGCTATGCGCAAGAGACAGCATCTACTATGACACACATGGTTCTGTTCTCTGGTGATGGAGACTTTCGTATGCTATTGGAGTCTCTGCAACGTAGACACAACATCCACTGTACTGTGGTGTCTGCACGTAGCTTGACTGCCAATGTATTGCGCAGCCAGGCTAATGAGTTCGTAGACTTGACCACTCTAAAAGACAAGTTCTTCCACAATACAGAAGCACCTGATGTAACCAAGCCAGCCAGGCGATGGAAGTTCTCGTCTGAATAAGGAGTGATTCCTATCACAAATCGGCCATCGGAGGGAGCAAGTTAATGACTAATCGAGTTATGAAACTGAAGGCCACGAAGGCACGGCGGCAACGCCGAGCATGGGCGAAGAAGTACTCAATGCCGAGTGGCATTGTTCCGAATAGGGGAGTTATACAAGAATACAAAGAGCGTGCTTGCGGACTTGGTATATCTGAGTTCGAAGTGGATGAGTTTATACTTAGCTTCTACGGCAGGAAGTTTTATGGAACTCCTGCTGGCAGATTTGAGGTCGAAGAATTTCTTAAGGAACTAAAGAACAGAGTTCCGGAGATGCTATTCTTCAGCATCATAGACAACTGCTTGCAACGTGCAGTTTGCTATTTCAATTCTCAAAAGACTTGCTTCGTATTGGTACATACCGATCGAAGGAAGAAGATAACTCGAAGGTCCATTGAATACGGTAGCAAAGATCGTGCCATGCAAGTCTGGAACATGGACCGTGTAACTTGGATTACAAGAGAGAAATCCCAATCATAGCGTGTGGCCGCACTGCACCTATGGTGTGAGCCCTCAGGTTGTCACTCCCCTTGGCAGCCTGAGGGTATTTCTTTATCTATTTATTAGTCCATTACTGACCGAGAAGGGAGAATGTTGTGGATAATCTGAGAGAAGGATGGTTGTTAGCAATAACAGCTGGAGGTACCTGGGCATATGATAATCCAGATATCATATTGTTCATTGGAATTGGCTTGGTGTTGTGCGGTATAGCACTAGCCATTCGACATATCTGGCGGAGATGGCTTAAGATTGGAACAACGAAAGTTTATTACAAGGTTCTTCGTAATCCTGTACGTTGGTTCTTACGTCCAATCAATCGCCTTCATCGTCAGTGGTCCGAACAAAGTTTGGGGATCAAGATGGCCAAATGGAGGAAAGGACATTTATCAAACGCTTTCTATGAAACAATACATAGAGAGATCGAAGAAGGACGTATGTCCAAACAACAAGGCAAGAGGCTTCAAGCTGAACTAGCGAAGTTCTTTGGACTTCGTGAACTAGCTCGTATTAAGACACATCCTCATGCCTTGAAGGAGAAGCTTCTGAAGAATGAGGAATTCAAGATTGGCCCTAAGCAGAAGAACCCTACTTGGGGAGGGAAACCGGGAGAGGATATAGTCCCTCAGTATAACGGCTTAGGAGAAGGATATCTGTCTAAGAAGAAAGGTACAGCATGAAGAAGAGGAGTAAATCAGAAAAGAAAAAACAAAGACGAGTTCCGCACGAAAAGCGACGTCGTGCGCGAACATCCAAAATGCGGCTTCGACGTATAGACATGGGCTTACGGCGAGACCGTTCTGCGTAAAACCACTCAGAACCAGCTTGCAAGAGCAAGCAAGAGAGAGAACTATGACAATCGCAAACAATCAACCTCAGACCATCATCAGAAAGAAAGCCGGACATGAGGTTCCGAAGGAATTTCTTGAGAGTGCCCTGCGAAAGTGTCCGACCGTGGCAGGTTTCGCTATACGTGATGTGACCAATGGCGTCACTTCACTCGAAGTCGATCGTGTCGATCATGCAATTCCTGTAGAGGATTTGCTAAAGATCAATTCGGCTGCCAAGGAATACGAAGTTCAAATCCATCTCGCCAATGTGACCGGCAAAGTAGTGAAAGAAGATGTTCAGCCATTTACTTTCGCTGTTCGTGAGACCGAAGAAGCTGAACCTATAGTTCTGGTTTCCTTCTGCATTGAAGGAGACTTTCCAAAATATGCCATCTCAGATTCAGGGCATACCGATGAATATAATTTTGTACAAGACATTGTCCTCCCCATGCTAGAGGACTTGGCCTTAGCTGCCGAGGGAGACATTGGGAAGTTCACCGCTTCGTTGCACAAGCCATTGTTCGAGAAGCAACTCATGGCCCATGTCGGCCATCGTGCTGTCTTTGTCTTCCTTCCTCTGGAAGGTGATCCCATCTGCTTCGGACAGAATGAGCTGGGTGATGAGTATGATTGGGGACAAGTTTCTCAAAAGCATGGATGGGGTAAAGAGCCTGAAAAAGAGACCAATCCTATCATAAAAGCGGCGTCAAACGTCGCCAAGAAATACAATATCTTTGGGAAGAAGGAGGCTGAAAATCCTCCTGGAGTTCACAATATCTCTGATCTTAAGAAAGACATTGATATTCCCAAAACTGATACTGCTCTCAGAACCAAGGTCGAGATCGGGCCACCATCTAAACTGATGGGTGATGCCAGAAATGCTTGGCTTCGTCTCTTCAACGATGGAGAACTTCCCAAGAACCATCAAGACAAGAGTGTCAAGGTCTGGGTTCTTCCTGAACATGTTCCTCTCGCCAAACGTCAAGACTTGTCGTCGAAGGCAGATGTAAAGTCTTTGGAACGAGAGCTAAAAGGCATCAAGCTTCCTGCTAATCCCATTGACATGAAGACTGCATACAAAGCAATCGAAGATGCCACCCCCAAAGCTAACGTCAACGATCGCGGAGCCCGACCTGCTTCTGACTTCATTCCCGACATGACCGATAAGGAAATGACAGAGCAGACAACGATCTTGGCCAGTTTCGTGGATCGAGAGAAAGTTCCCAGTGCTCTGGAGATTCAGAAGATGGAAGCCAAGTGGCCAACGTATTCTGAGAAGATGGGAATACCGTTTGAAGACTTGCTTCATTATCTCGTTGCTGATATCATGGCAATCACCGGAGGGCACAAGCCTGCAACCATGATTATCCTCGAACTACGACGCCGGCTGATCGAGAAGATGGATGTGAAAGATCTGATTGGTACCGCCAAGCACGTGGCTGCCAAGGAAATCCTCAAGCCTGGTGAGACCAAAAAGGTTGGAGCAACCACATTCAAGGCAGCTCCCACTGCTACTGAAAAGCGTAACTTCCTCTTCGGAAAGAAAGCGAACTAGACGCTGAGGTAAGTACCCACACTCAGCGTTTTAGGAGGCGGTGGCATGGCTTGGTGCATGCCATCGCTTTCTCCTTGTAGGAGAGAAGAAGATGTTCGGATATAACAACAACGCTTTCAACCACTCAGCCCTCCGTAGAACTCAATTCACACCAGACATATCAGAACTTGAGCTACATCAGTTCGTTCTGCTATTCGTTTGTGATGATGTGATGAGAGCAGGCAAGAACTATAAACTCATTGCGGAACATTCAGCCAAAGCTGCCAGAGGTTTCACAATGAAAGCATTCAACTTCTACCGTAAGAGAACTGATGGAATGGGTATTCCAATGAAGGTGGATACTCAGCCAGATCGTTTCTCCTTCACAGCATTGAAGATCAAAGGAGAAATACACGCTGTTCGTCCTATTGCTTTTCCTGATCTGGACCGATGGTATCAAAATGGACAGATGTTTAGAAGAGTTAGGACAAAAATCTTGTATCCCACAAGAGAACATGGTATGATTGTTAACAAAGACAGCATGGGTAGAAAACTTCCTGTTGCTCTGCAAGGTGCCAAACATTTCTTGTTACCTGAAAAGGTTGAACCCATTGAAACATGGATGTATGTTGGTGTTCCAAATTACTGGAACCCGTTGCTCGATGGTGGTTATGAATTTGAAACTGTTCCCATTAGATATCCGAAAGAAGATAGAAGTTGGTTAGTCAAGTATTACCATTATCAAAATCCCCATCGCAAAAGATAGTCGAACAACATATTCCTTGCGAAGACTGTGGCTCGTCTGATGCCAAGTGCACATATGAGGACGGCCACAGCTATTGCTTCAGTTGTTTAACTTATACTCCTCCTGATAAACAAACAGAAGAAACATTTAGTTATGAATATTTACCATGGCGTGGAGTCAACAAAGAAACGTTTCGTTTCTATGACTGTAAAACTAAGGTGGATGCTGGGGGGAAGCCTCATTCGATTGGGTACAATTATCCAAATGAGAGCTATAAAATACGCACACTCGACAAAAAAGGATTTTATTCTATCGGTGATATAAGCAAAGCTGGTTTATTTGGTCGTAATAAGTTTGCGGCTAGTAGTCACAAGACCGTGACTATAACAGAGGGAGAACTAGATGCGCTATCCTATTATCAGGTCTTACGCAATCCTGTCGTCAGTGTTCACAGCAGTTCTAGTGCTCAACTTGACTGTAGCATTGATCGATCCTGGATTAACTCATTCGAAAAGATTGTACTCGCATTTGATGGAGACGAGGCAGGACGTGAAGCAGCAGCTAAAGTGGCAAAGCTGTTTGATTACAACAAGGTTTTCGTGGTGCGATTCCCCGGCGGAGCCAGAAAAGACGCAAACGATTACCTCCGAGCCGGCGAAAGAGATGAACTAGTTTCACTATGGTACAACGCTAAGAAGTTTCTCCCGGAAACTATAGTCTCTTCGTTCCCTGAGTTCGAGAAGATCATCCGAGAGAAGCCTAAGTCTGGCGTTCCGTATCCATTTCCTACTTTGAACTTCATGACATACGGCATCCGTACCGGAGAGTCTGTACTAATTACAGCTCAAGAAGGTATCGGTAAGACAGAGGTGATGCATGCAATCGAACACCAACTCCTCACAGAAACAGACGATCCGATCGGCGCTATCTTCCTCGAAGAACATAAGCGCCGACATCTCCAAGCTATCGCAGGAATTCATCTACAACGTCCCGCACATCTTCCGGACAGCAATGTTACAGACGAGGAAACTATCCAAGCCATACAGAAGGTGGTTAGGGTGGATGAGCGTCTTCACATCTATTCTCACTTTGGATCAGATGATCCTGAGGTCATTCTCGATACAATTAGATTTTTGGTATCCGCACGTGGTTGTCGCTACATTCTTCTCGACCACATTACTATGGTTGTTAGTGGTCTCGGAGGGAAAGATGCAACGGCTGCACTCGACTACCTCACCACCCGACTCGAAATGATGGTTAAAGAATTGAACTTCGCGTTAATCTTTGTCAGTCATGTGAATGACGAAGGACTGACGCGAGGATCAAGAATGATATCCAAAATGGCAGACATCCGGATTGACTTGTTTAGGGACATAATCAATCCAGATCCTATCATCCGCCGCATCACGCGCATGGTAATTCCAAAGAATAGGTTCTGTGGTCGTACAGGTCCAGCAGGTGAATTACTATTCGATCCAGCAACATACACTCTGACAGAGGACATGAGCTATGGTATACCGGATAATAATAACAGCAGAATTGAAGCAATGGCGTCTTAATGAAGAACGTCGCACAGTAACAGGCATCATTCACAATACCAGTAATCCAAGGGACTACCCCGAAGGAGAGAAATATTCTATCTTGAACTATAAAAGTAAAACCCATTACCCTGCATTCGACGTAGACCCTGTTGCTAACAAAGAACATTGGCTAGTTGAAACTCATCTAAGCCGCTTCTTTGTCTTATACAAAGCTCAGGAACGTAAATGACCATTAATCCTCACAACAAACACGGGAGGATTAATTGATCTATCCGTGGAAACTTAACTTCTGGCAATCTGGTGAATGGCAGGTATGCAATGAACGTATCAAAGATATGGAAAAGAATGGCATTAAGTTTAACCCCAGACGCGAAGCACTGTTCTCTGCTCTACGAGCAGTATCAGATAGAAGTGTTCGAGTCGCTATTATCGGCCAAGACCCGTACCCACAGGCCCAATATGCAACAGGACGGGCATTTGCTATACCATCCTCATTTTCTCCCGAACAGTTTCCTCCCACCCTCAGAACAATCTTCAAAGAATACTGCTCCGACCTTGGCTACAGTTTTCCACGTACTGGCGATCTCAGCAGATGGGAAGCACAAGGCGTCCTTCTCTGGAACGCGATCCCAATTGTTCGATCAGGTCAGTCTCTTTCTTGTGACTGGGAGGAGTGGTCATGGCTCACAAGAGAAATCGTTCAACGACTCTCTAAACGAGGTATCGTATTTGCATTCCTTGGAGCGGTGGCGAAACGTTATGTCGAATACTGCGAACGATCGAACAACAAAGTAATTGTTACTTCACACCCATCTCCAAGAGGTATTAAGTTCTCGAAGACTCCATTTGAAGGGTCAAGAATATTCAGCACAATAAACGCCCATCTTAATGCTCAAGGTCTAGAACCTATAGATTGGAAACTAGATGTTCCAGATCAATCAGACAAAAGTAATCCGAAGATTCTCCGACAATCTAATCGTGTATGGGACAGTAACAGAACTGTATCGTGGACTGAGGGGAAGAACATTAGTGGAGTGCACCACCCCGGAGGGTTTCAAGTTCATGAGTGATCCCTCACATCTGGAGATAATCAATGACCACTCAACAGGAAAGACTGGAACTAGCTGACCTAATCGAAAGGTCACAGGGACTAATTTGTATAGTTCGCAATGGGAGGATCATACACCTCAAAGCAAGTCAAATAAATCTTCTCATTACCACTCTCCGCCAAGCACAGAATTAATACGTATAAAAATTATCCGGTAAATTTAAGAGGCAGTACAACAAGCATGATTTTAGGTACAAATTCTTGTCGAGACCATTTTCCCGGTATCTACCTACATCCAACCAGAAATAACGCATCAGTGACCTCACTGGGGTTCTTTAAATGGCCTCCTAGAATAGGTGGAGCATGCTTAAATTAGTCGTAAATAACAAAACAGAGGAGGAAGAGTTATTCCAGCCACTCTTGAAGACAGGAGGGAAAGGTCCGCCTCAAGGAGACTGGCTCAGTCCGATGAAATCTGGAACTGAGTTCTTGACTAGGGGAAAGACTATGGGACAACCTAAGTGGTTGTTGAATGAATGGACACATTGTGGTAAGATGAAAGGGAATGTATTGATCTGCCCCACTTCAAGTCTGAACAATCCAACAACTTGGATATGGGTTGATCCAATTGAATTCTGTAGAGTATTTGAATTAAGAGCAATATTGGAAATACCAAAAGATGATGACGACGAACATAATTAATATACAAGATGTAGCTTGGTGGTGGACAGCAAGTATGTTGAAAGGTTCCATTACCAAGATGAAGAGTTTAAATACTGAAGGTCAATACGATATAGCAATTGAAAAAGAGACCAACATACTTAGGTCTTTCTTCGATGAAGTATTGAAGAGACCGGAAGCTGATGACCAACAAGTCGCAGCATAGTAGGAGCAAGGAATGAAAGATAATCTAACAGAAATCTTGATTGCCATAACTTGCCTCGTCGGCATAGTTGCAGGCTTTCTGTACATCAATGCACACGTTTCGTGGGGGTGCTTGTTTGGCACCTGTGCTTTCATCACTCACTGAGTTTAAGCAATAGCCGGTCCCGAGGTTCCTCTCTCCCTTGGGGCCGGTTCTCCCTGAATACTTAAGGAATACTAATTGAAAGTTGTGATCGACATTGAGTGCAATAGTTTACACAATCCCAGTCAAATCTGGTTGATTGTTTGTAAAGATTTAGAGACTAATTCCTATCACATTTTCAGAAATTTAACCACAGACGATACCGAAAGGAAAAGATTTAATGAATTCACTAGAAACGTCAATCACTGGATTGGTCATAACTTTCTGGGTTATGATTACCCTGTCCTCAATAATCACAACTTGTTATGTGACGAAGATATCGCATTACATTGCACAGATACACTCGTCATTAGTAGGCTCGTGGACTACCCCAGGCAGGCACATTCCATTGAAAACTACGGTATGGAGTTTCGATACCAAAAAATAAAGTTTAATGATTGGACTAAGTATTCCAAAGAGATGGAGGATTACTGTGTCAGAGACGTTGAAATCTGTGAACGGATATATGGTAAGTATTTTAATTATATATCTGATGATCGCCATGCTGCTGCAATACTATTGGAACATCGGTTCCAACAAGTGGTTAATGGTCTTAGCAGAAACGGCTTTGGCTTTAATAGCCATCGTGCTAGTAGCCTTCTCACTAAGGTAACTAATGATTTAGCTATATTAGATAAAGATATATTAGAAGCCTTTCCTCCTAAGCTTAAGCTTATAAGAGAAGTAACTCCTAAGGAGACTAAGTATGGTACTATTAGTCTGTCATCTATTCCGAAGGAGTTGCGTAATAGCATTGAGACTCTTAGTGTTGGCGCTCCGTTCTCGTACTGTAAGTGGGAGGCCTTCAATCCAAGTTCCCATAAACAAATTATATCAGTTCTTACTGAAGCTGGTTGGAAACCCATAGATAAAACTGACACTCACATAGATACAGAAAGAGAATTAAGTAAACTTAAGTATACCAAAAGAAATACTGAGCTTGACTTAAGACTTAAAGAACTCTATAGTAAACTCGAAGTAATGAAGAAGGCTGGGTGGAGAGTAAACGAGACCAATCTCGACACGCTTCCACAAACAGCCCCTATTCCTGCTCGCTTCCTCGCGAAGCGTATCCTCCTTGAGTCCAGGCGTCGCTCTCTAGTAGAGTGGCTTGCCCTCGTCACCCCTGAGGACCGTATACATGGTCGCTTTCTGGGGATTGGTGCCTGGACTCATAGGATGGCT